ATCCAGCTGATGCGACAGTTCCGTCGGCAGCACGTTTCAAACCAGTTCCAACGCCGAGCACACGAAGATACGTCACGGCACTGGCATTTCTCATCCATTCCGTGACCGCAAGTGGTCCAAACTTCTTTCCATCGGTCTGACCAAACTTTGCGTAAAAATCACTCAGTGTACCGACCGTCACAGGAACAAATGCAGGTCCCTTTGTGGCTGTACCGATAACACCTGCGGGAACACCAACAGGTTGCTGTGCAACAGGGCTAGAAAGATCAATTTCTCTAGCAGAAACACCTGCACTTCCAAATTTTAACTGGGCCATTTCAGATCTCTACCTCGAGTCTAACTATTATGAAATCGACGCTTTCACGTTATCTGATGTTCAAGAAAGAGATCTATGTTGAACGATGATCAAATTATGAAATGCTGCGTGATGATCAGGAGGGTATGGGCGCATTGGATTATATTAGACAATATGTTTTCACGTCTTACGAGTAACAATTCCAAAAACAGCTTCTGAGGTCACTCCAATTCTCATACACATGAAATTGTTTCATGCATATGAATATTCGTTCAAATAAACGAAACACCAAAATTAGGCAAAGCTTACACCCGAATTTGTTATAATGAAATCAACACTGATGAACTCGATAACTCGTGTTGGAACAACAACGATCCTACCATTCAACCTATTGAGATCGATGTCTTCTTGTGTATTGTTCGTTTCGTTCATTATGACTTGAAACGCTTCAATTCCTTGTTGCGTCTGGATCAGACCTAGTTGCAACACAGTGTCGGCAACAAAGCTGTTACGTACGTCTGGTGTGTTCTGTTCGAAGGTCTTTCTGTTTGCAATGTCAATGATGATTCGTTTGACCTCAAGCATCAACCTTCGAACGTTGACCCTATCAAGTGCAGACTTTGCAACCTGCAACGTCTTCTGTCCATAGATCACGAACCCTAGTCTAGGAAACGTTGCTATTGGATTGATCCTTGAGTCATACAACCTATCTTTGTCGTTGACATTCAATCTGACTTCAACGTTTGTCACGAAATCTAGCGCGGCGCGGTTGAATCCAGCTGGCGCAAACCACGGATAAGCAATCTTGTCGTTGAACGCTAGTGCTCCCATTGCCGCAACGGACGAGGGAACTTTGACCCTTCGACGATTTGTTGCATCATCGATAAACACGTTGGGAAAATACGTACCAACGTAGTTGTTGTCAACTGCTCGTGAATCAAGCGCACTGGCAGTTTTATCGATATCTGGCCTGTTCGTTGAATCATCGTACAACCTGTTTGACGAGTCATCATACGACGCAAGATCCATGACATAGTATGAAAGACCGTAATCACGAACTTTCTTCATCGCATAATCTGACACAAATGATTCACGAATACCAGGGATTGTCAAAATGTTTGTGTTGATGACGAGAGGGTCGGTCATGATATCGACGGCAGTCGTGTATGACAAGACCGTTGAGTTCGATTGACCGCTTCCATTTGGATTGATCAACATTCCCGGCGCAACGTATGATGACTCTGCGCCACCACCTGCATCAAATGATGATGCCTTATCATTCATCCTACGACCATCCTTGTCGAGGAAGTTTACGCCATCATAACCACCATACATCATGTTCGTAAACTTGAGATATGGTGAAAACTTATTAAAGTCAGCCGCTGTCGACTTTGCTAACAACGTAGCAAATGTGATACGCTTCAATGTACCAATTGACACGTCATCAGTGATCGTATATTCAGAGAGATCAAGCTTACCGTTCCTGATGTAAGCAGCCTCTCGCATGTGATCATTGATCGTTCCTGTCAAATGTGTGACGCTCGTGTTCGAAAATGCAACTTTTGCAAGAGTAAACTTGTTATCATTGAACTGATCTGCTCCTGAACCGGTGACGAGAACATCAAGCTTCTTGATGCCCAAGAACTTTGTGTATGCTTCAAGAAGCTTGTTCTTTTCAGAGGCAAGGTTTGAGTTCAATGGCAACGTGTTTCGTTCAAACTTAACACCCCAGTACAATTGCGTAGATGCTAACTCAGTTGCACCAGGTGCACCTTCAAATGCTGCCGTTGTAGGAATTTCACCCTTTGTGACCTTGAATCTGAAGGGAACTGGTGGAAGGATCGAACCAGACAGGGCTGAACCTGAACCGATGCCCAACACACCAACGATCCTTGGTGTTATAGCGCCGACGTCAGTCAAAGAATCGTTTGTCTTTGAAACTTCAATGCCTCTAAAACCAAAAGGAAGGGACGTTGCAGGAACGAGGGCCCTGTCAACCGCATCAGAAACATTGATCCTGACAAGCTTTGAAACGTTAGGATACTTGCCAGATGCAACAACACGACGCTCTGTTGTCACAGATGCGTCAAAATTGTAATACATCTTACGATCACCGATCAATTTTGCAACGTAATTTTTAGACGTTGGGTTCAGTGAACAGTTTGGAAATGACTCGAGCACCTGTGGATTGACGTCCGTGTCACTCCAATCTCTGATCTGCACAGTAAACGTACCGTATTGGTTTGAATCATCCAACGATGCTTTGATGTTACTGATCGAGATCTTATATAGCCTATTTGCAAATTCACCATCATCCAACGCTTCAATTGAAAACAGATCATATTCCGTCGCACCAAAGGGTTGTGAGATAAAAACAGTTGACTTTGGTGTCGTATACCTCGTGTCATACGCTCCATATGCTTGACGCATGATCAACGATGTGTCACCAGACGTTTGGCTCGTTGCAGTTGATCCGGAGAGGATTGCTACAGACGTTGCCGTCGCAACTTCATCATCGACAGCAAAGTCGCCATAAAGAAGGTGTTGCTCACTAACAAAACGATCAGGATCTGTGTTCAAAACTTTTCCGAAGTAATCGGCATCAGTTGGGTTCAATGACGCCGAGAAGATCCTGACTCCAGGATTTCCATCTGTGTTGACAAAGCTATTTCCAAGCGTTGATGAGATGACAAGCTTGAACCTATTGCTGACAGGTGTCGCTAGATCATCAGGACCTGACGCCGTGAAAACGCCGACGGCTGATTCATTTCCATCGAGCACCATCATCCTTGCACCCGAAGCCAGCAAGACTACGCCTCGTACGAGATTGACAGCACCGCCACTGAAGCTCCTGTTGTCTGTGAACATCGGCATGCCGAATGCTTCATTTGCCTGAAGCGTGTGCCGCGCAACGAGAAATTGAACTGCACCGTTGTGTCGTCCTCGTGAATCGTCTGCAGCAGCATTTCCATTGAGATAAAAGCCGGCGTTCTTTACCCTACCCGTTCGTTGTGTCGTTAAAATATCACTGTCGGTGCTATTTGCACCAGCACCAAGAACCCTCAAGTAGGTAAGCGCCGACCTGTGCTTCAAGAATTCATTTACAGCATATGGACCAAATTTCTTTGAATCAAGGTTACCAAAGGTTGCAATGAATTCATCAAAGTTTGCAACAGTCACTGGCACGAAGGCCGGACCCTTATTTGCAGTTCCAATAACACCAGCCGGAACACCGACTGGACCTCTCAGCTGTGGTGCAGATAGATCGATCTCACGTTCATAAAAATTTGGAGACCTAAAAGTTTGCTCAGTTCCTGACATTACCGTGCTCCTCTAAAACGACGGTTAATCGCTGTTCTATAAGTATCAAGCGCGTGAGCGGAAACTTACTCACGGTCATTCATCAACAATTATGATCGAAAGATCACCAAGATCAATATCAGAATTAAACGATGTTTCACCAGTAAATCTGTTTGTCGATGCAACACGAACATATTTTGTAACATTTTTTCCGTTATGATCTACGCCAATAATCTTTTTATATTGAGCGGGCTTGAGACCTCGTTTGATAGAACCAAGTGCAGGATCGTGAACGCTAGTCTCTGACTTGTTAGGATATAGCTTCGTTGAACCAACCTGTCGACGGTCTCTACGACCGTTACTTTGCTCAGTTGTTGGCAACGTTGGATCATCTGCCCCCAAGAAAGGATCGTCTATCGTTCCCACTTGTGTCTGTTCACCAAGACCAACATCAAACGTAATGCTGGGAACAGACACATATCTTTTGATGGGAACAGGAGCGCCAGGAACTGCAGTTGCAAGCACATATGCAGGCACTTTTACGTTAAACTTATACTTGATCATACGTTCTTCTTGCGACATATCATCAGAGTTATTTTCAGCATTAAAGACGTCGCCATCAACACGAGCCACAAACCAATAACCTTTTGGCGTATCAATTCTCCAAGATTGTGCCTGAGGTAAAAACGATGAAACAAGCTGTTCGAGAAGCTGGTTCATGTGTTGGTTGTATTGAGTCCAAATTGTCACTTCATATAGCGCGGTAAAAAACTGTGGGGTTGGTAAGACAAGCGTCTCAAACGCGTTGTTTAACTTATCTGGCAACAACAAGCCCCCATCTTGCACCGTTGGATCGGCTTCGAGATCACCTATCGTCCTCATCGTTGTCAGCTGACCAACGTCTGCTTGTGTTGAAGAGACAGCTACGTTCACCTGGTGCTTGAGAAACAATCTATTTATCAATGATTGATACCCACGATCCGATGAATCTAGGCGTCGTTTGATCATCAATTCACCAGTCTGTTGGTTGATACCACGCCCGACTGTGTCTTCACTCGTTGACTGTTGGATTGCAGTCCTGATTATCGTTATCAAGGGAAGGATCAACGTGTTATTTCTATCACGTAGTGCACGGCGACGTTTCTGTAGCGCCCACTTTTCAGCAGCGGCAAAGATGACGGGCACGTCTTTGGTTTCACCGCCTTCATTTCTCACCTGAAAAGGAATCTCAACGTCAAACAACTTAAACAATGCCCTATCAACATCATCTAAGCCAACAGCGGGAATCGTCAGATCGGTAGGTGTTGATATCGAATCATACCCAGTCGACAGACCAGAAACACCGAACGTCTGCTTACTCTTACTGTTATAGCGGATCGGCATGGTTAGACATCCTCATCATCAAAAAAACTGCTACCATGATGACTGTTATCTGACAACGCACCCTTTTCAGATACCTGCTTTGGACCTGTTATAGAAGGCTCAAGAACGTTTTCACGAACCAAATCATGTACGTCACCTGTTGGACCTTCAGAATTTTCTGTGCGCCCACGTTGTTGTTCGAATTTTTTAAGAACGGCAGTATCATCAGAATGTTTAATGTCTGTAGGACCATTCAATAGCGTCTTAAATTGACCGTCACGTGCCTTGGTACCGATCAATTTCACACCGTCTTTATATTCTGGCAGACCATATATGTTTCTCATTATTATGTTATCTGTGATCTCGTAAAATATGTCACTGAATGAGAAAAAGTCACCAATGCTTACGTTGATTCCCTTCTCAACAAGATCTTTATATTGCACATAAACTTCGATCTTATACTGTTGGTCAACACCAAACCTGTCAATCTTTGTGTCAGATTGAAACCGACTATCAACAAGACAATCTATGATCACCGGCGCATCAAACACTTTTTGTGTGGCTTCACCATAAACATCATGAACTTTTGTCTTTGTTTCTGAGATGGGATAATAATAAATCTTTTGGCCTATCACATCCTTCACAATTTCTTTTGTGATGTCTGAGATGAAATTTATTTCTCTAGGTGTGATGTATAAACGTGCCATTACGATATCAACCTAAGTAAACACAATTGTGGGCTGACATCAAATTCTTTATCAGTGATTCTGATCAATTTCATATTGTTGTCAATAAACCAATCATACTGTTGACGATCAACTAACCACTTTCTATAAATTCCCATATCTCGTTTGTGGCCACTCTTTCCTGATTCAGCGATCACTTCAATTGGCCGATCCAAACCATGCCAATAAACACCATCAAACTGAATGTA